GTGTATTTACTTTTAGTCTATTATCGTGTATTACATAACCATCAAAGGAAAACAAAAAACATTCACCCCCGGACGCTGATCCGGGAGAAAGAGAGGGAATAAAATGAAAGACACTATCCTTAAAGCTTTATCAAATATCAACTGCTTTTATTCAATCATCTGGATGAAAGCGACAGGTAAAGACAAATACACATTTAGAGAGGAAAGCAAAGTCCACGAAATGTTATTAGCTGCTATGTCAGTAGTTATAAGGAGGAAAACAGTATGATAATTGGAACATCAACAGTCGGGAAATGTGTTTACGATCTCCCCGAAGAGATCGAGACGCTGGAAGAAATGCGGGCCTTGATTTACGGGACACATTACAGCCCAGAGACCCGGGAGGAACTGCAATGGCAGCCGAAGCTCCGGGGGCTTAACGGTTCAATGTACAATGGCTTGAAGATTTTAGAATCCGGTGAAATAGTTCCGGTTATCCGGTACGAAAAGCCGAGCAAGTTCTAACCTTTCCGGCGGCGGTCAAGCCGTAGCCCCAACGCAACCGCCGGATTAAAAAAAAGAAGAAAAGGAGAATAAGCTATGAGTTATTACACAATGAGCAACAAAGAGTTGTCACAGCTGATCCGTAAGACATTAAAAGAAAGCGGATTCACAAGCAAAGACGTATCTATTAGAGTTAGGGCGGCATTATATGACACATCTGTAAATATCACGGTTAAAAATCCACTTGTAAGGCTTTCGGAAGTGGAGAAAATTGCAAAAAAATTTTCTGAAGTCGATTACGACGAGCACAGCGGCGAAATTCTGGCGGGATGCAATGTTTATGTGCATTGCCAATACGAATATGGAATTTTCAAAGATGCTGCCGCCGATCTTCTCCCAGTTGCTGAAATGGTATTGAGCAACAAGAAAAAATATAGTGGTCACGCAATCGCAGACAACAAAGAAAAAAGCGTTCACATCATTCACTATCAGGGCGTGCAATGGACGCTTGCGGAGTTTGAAAAAGATAAAAACGCCGCTTATAAATATAAACCTACATACTGGATTAATAGCGCAATGGATTTAGCTATTGCAATGTGGCGGTTCAAAAATCTTGGTACTATTTACGCATAACAGGGCCGGCAAGCGTACCGGGGAGTAATAGTGGGCGATTATTACGTCGACAGCGTGCAAGAAATTTGCGGAGCGTTCCCGCATCTGGAAAAGAAAATCAATGATTGTTTAAACTAGGCGTAATGGTTCCGGCCGGGTTCGATTCCCGACGGCGCCCTTTTATTTTAACACCCGGATCCCATGGGTATAGGGAAGAAAGAAAAGACATGAAGAAAAAAAGTAGCTATATCGCCGTACAGGTGACAGAGAACGGAAAAAACTATTCTTACGCTGTCAAGGTTTCCGAAAACGATAACTTGCTTTCAAAGCTGGCGATCAAAGGCATCACAGCGGCGAACCTTTGCGGATCCAGGAAAGAAGCTGAAGAAGTTGTTACAGCCTGGAACGAATGTTTCAAAAGCAATGGTTCTTATATGTTCGGAGAGGTGTTCTGCTAATGAGCGAAAAAATAATCGGAATCAGAAAACCCACGCAAAAGCAAACCATCACCGCTATAAAAAGCGGTGATTTTTCAGAAGTTGAAAAGATAGAGGATACCGCACGCCAGGAAGCGGCAAAGGTTTTTCTTGCGGTCGCTTCCGGTTCTGTGCCGTTGATCTGGTACGACCTTCCGCCGGTGCGGTGTCAGTCTGGGGTCGTGTCCGTCATGCGGTACGCCCTGCACCGGTCAACGAAAAAAGACGGTTTTTTACAGCTGTCTTGCATGGAGCTTAAAAACGAGCAGACCATCCCGACTTCTGACAGGCAATACAACACCACTGACAGCGGTTTTTCGGAGTTTTTCCGGGACTTGCCCCGGTCAATTGATGTTAATTTTTTAGAGCAGTGAAAACGCTGCTCTTTTTCTGCTACTCTTCCGGTATCCAGTCCGGCGCCAGGTTCACGGCCTGGGGAGCGGATCAGACTTGTAAAATCTATCTACAAGCCGTGTGCCTTGACAACTTAATATTTTTCTTGTCTAGAAATGCGGTTGTTGATTTGCTTTTTTCACCGTTTTCCGTCTTTTTGGCGTTCCTTGATGTTTTTACCATTGCCGGATTTACAAGCCGTTTTTGCGTGCTTTCGTCAATCAATACTCACAGTTGACGGGGCTCCGGTATGGTGATACTATGATTATATATAGCCGTTTCCGGCTCTTTTTGTCGTGCCTCTGTGCAGCTGGCACCGATCCGGGGCGCAGTGTCCGACCAGTGGCAAAAGTATGTTCCGTTTTGGATCTACTGTACAACCGCCCTATTCGGCTTTTTAACGGCCATTTAGATTCCGGTCGAAGAAGTGTAGCCTTATTCGTTTTGCGGGCGTTGTGGGCGAAATTAGAGTGCCAGTTATTGATGCCTGGGAAATCCCGGCACCGGTCCGCAGGTGGTCCGCAGCCTTTTGCAGGATGTTCATGCCAGTTGTGAAACGAACGATATTTCTGGCGGTTCTTGAATATTTGCAATATTCAGACACAGAAAAATGCCGAAAAACGGCGAAAAAAAGAACAACTGGAAAATATCCTTTATTTCTGGATTTCCATTCTGTTTATCTTGCATATATTAATCTATAGAATCTTCCGAGGGGCTGTGAAAAATCACGAATCAATTTAATTTATTTAATCCCTCAGATTTTCTCCTAGCCGTATTCTTCGTTTTGTATGTGGTCCGTTGTTTCCGGACTTTCACCTTCTGTTCCGTTTTATCTTTCTTCCTGCGTACTTTATTGTGCGCTGATCGCTCAGTTGAGAATCCCATATTTCCCCTCCCTGTCCTTAATCTTCTGGTTTCTGCTTTTGAAGTTGATAATTTCTATGTCTGTTTGCAGTTCCTGTGGTATCCGCCCAACGATGATTACTCTTAGTGGTTCTAATCTCCGGACCATCTCTTGAAATCCCTTGCAAAATTCCAGTCGTGATGCTTTCGACTTCACTCGCCCATTGGTGCAGCAGGCAACCGTGCTTTTTTTGGGTATTCCGTCAAAAATCCAATCATAGCAGTATTCCGGAGGTATGTTCACGTTTGGAATCATACGGATTCCGTTCATATACAGATAATGTGCTATCGCATGATTGCGGTACTTCTGCCAGATGTTCATTGCGAATGGCATACCGCCTTCTCCGACCGCCATGCTGAAATCCGGTGCGATCACACTGTTGAAGCATTTTAGATGCTCGATATATTTATCCGGACAATTCCAGATTTTCTCAAATTCGTTGTCATGGATATAGAAATTGACAGTCAAGTCCCTGTGGTTCTTTATCCGCCGGTCAAAGCTGTCTTTGAAGTCGACAGTGTCCGCTCCAGGTCTGCCGGTATACCGTGGCATCATGGGAAACTGGTACGGTCCATCCAGATCTGCTCCCTCGATCATATATTCTCTCATTACGTCATATGCAGTATGATTCATGGTTATCACCCCTTAAAAATACAAAAAGACATCTTGTTCCGGGAATTGGAACCGATGTCATCATTAGTATGTTTCCATACTATCAAATATTTAGTTAAATGTCAAAAAATTACATCTCTGCTCTTCCGTTCATCTTTTGTATATTATTTAGATTGCAAATGCGTAAGTGTAGTTAAATTCCTTTTCGCATCCATCCACATAGTTGATTTTCCTGTAAAATACGGCGTGTCGTTCTGAGAACTTATTTAAAAAGATGATCGAGGCGCAGGAGCGTCAGATGTCCGGCAGTTCCCAGGGCGGCCAGCAGTACTAAATCTGTACGCGCAGGTAGTTTCATTGCTATGCTGAGTTGATCTAAGCTCATGCAAAAAAAGATGCTGTCTGACAGAACTGAAAACCTGCCAGGCAACATCTTTTTATTTTATATAAGATCCAAAAGTCTTAAAATCCTATATTCATTTACAGCAATTCCTGTACTTTTCGATATACAACCTCTGCAAATTTCTTATGTCCTGCTGCATTCAGATGTTCCTGATCTGCGTCACAGCAATGTACATAGGATGCTGCCGGAAGGAAACTGATATGACGTTCAGCTGCGATTTTTTCATAAACAGGCTGCAGATTTCTGGAAACGATCACAGACTCTCTGGAAAACTCCTGGTCATATCCTTCCTGCCATACTTTTTCTCCCAGATAGATGGGAGACATGAGAAGGACTTTCGCTCTTGGTGCGTATTCCTGGATCTGATCCAGCAGTCTTGTGATTCCCTTTCCGATTACATCTGCGGATGCTCCAAAAACAGTTTTGCAGTCATTGGTTCCCAGCATTAGAGTGATCACATCCGCCTGGGCATGTGTTTCCAGAAGTGTGGGAAGAAGTGCAGTTCCTTTTCTTCCGTCGCGGAGCGGATCTTCGAAAACCGTTGTTCTTCCGCACAGTCCTTCCTCGATCACGCGATATTCTTCTTTATTCAGTTTTTCCTGGAGAAGGCTTGTCCAGCGTACTCCCCACGGTAGTCTCTCTCTGCTCTCTCCGTCATATCCCCATGTATTGGAATCTCCAAAGCATAATATCTGTTTCATTTTACCATATCCCTACCTGTTTAGTATGTTATTACTTAAATGAATAATAACATGCTATTTGGAATTGGTCAAATATGCAAAAGAAATAGCCTGCTATAGACATTCTCTATAACAGGCCAATATATATCTTTTAAAATACTGTTCGATGAAGATTTTGTTTACAGTCCGATAAATCCTGTAACATCTCCGTTGATCACATAATGTGCACCATTATCTTCGGGTTTAATGTAGATTTTGAGATCTTTCAGTTCAGAAGCTTTTTTGCCCATATCCTCTGTCCAGATCTTTTTGATCCTGTCAGCAACCTCTGAAGTATGTATCTCTTTGCCCCAGTACTGAACATATACTTCTGTCACTGGCTCAGCTTTCTTAGCTGCTGTTGTCTTAGCAGCCGTCTTGGTTGTTGTTTTCTTAGCTGCAGTTGTTTTTCGTGTTGTTGTCTTCTTGGCAGCGGTTTTCTTAGCTGGCTCTTCTGATTTTACAGCTGTTGTTTTCTCTTCAGCAGATTTTACTTCTGCTGTTTTTTCTTCTACTGGTTTCTCAGCGGCAGGTTTTACCTCAGCTGTCTTCTCAGCTGCTTTTGTTTCTACAGAAGCTTTTGCATCGTCTGTCTTCGGTGTCTCAGCCTTAACGGCTTTCTCTTCGGATGCGGTTACTACAGATTTTGCAGGAGTCTCGCTTATTGAAGCCGTTTTTACAGTTGTCTTGGTTGCAGCTTTCTTTGTTCTAGCCATGTTTATAGCCTCCTTACAAGGGATTTGTTAATCTTTTCTCGAATTTTAGGATATCACTTTTTGTGAAAGAACGCAAGGTTAGATCCCCAGATTTTCCAGTTCTTCACTCATATACCCCTTGAGATGCTCCTTTAAAGCCTTATGCTGAGGC